GAAATTATCGAAGAAGCAACTGCTCAAGGTTATCAAGTTATCGATAATTCTGATGGTTACTTAAAGTTTCTATAACGAATTTTAAAGATGATATATTTGTACGATTTACATCAATATCTCTTTTTAACTTAGCAATCTGTCTATCAGATTGCTTTTTTCTTTTCCCACTATACGGATATCGTCTTGGTCTCATTTTCTTTCCCTCCCTACGCTTGACTAAATGCGTTCAGTTCCATGATTTTCATCTTGGTATTGGTGCTTGGCTCCCACGTCATCCAGTAAGCTAGAGCGGCATCCGCATGCTTCTTGGGTAGCAAGTCATAGCGACTAATGTTGAAGTGGTCTTTAAAGTCAATCTCAGCTTGTCTAAATACCGACTGAGCAAAAATCTTATCCGCATAAGCTGGGCTATCAATGCCACCCAGGCAAGCCACAACCCTAGCCCTACGCTTCTTCAGGAGCGACTGAGCATAGCTTGGATGAATCGGTTGCTCACTCTTGAGGTAGTCAATATCCTCCAGCATGGTCGTCTGTTGCTCACGCAATTTCTTCTGGCCAGTGAAGAGAGCGATAAAAGCATCCTCGTCCAAATCCTCGCGAATAAATCCGCCCTGCTTACGAATAGCTGGCAAGACCTCTGATGTCACCCAGCGCTTGAACTCCTTAGCTTGAGGCAACTTGCTGGATAAGATAAGAGAGTAGAGACCAGATTCGTTGATGATAATAGTATTTTGTGTTCGTCCTAGATTATCGGTGAGTCCGTATTTCACGGAGTCATCTTCATCAACGTGCCGAGAAATTGCGTCCAGAGGTTTAGCATATCCTAAGATATCCGCTACATCCTTCCCGACAAACCAAGGCTCGTCATCAATTGTCAAAGTACGGACTTCCTGCCCGTGAAAATTAAAAATTTCGTTCATAAAGTTCCTTTCTAAATTTGATATAAAGTAAATAAAACTCGCCACAACTATTTAAGTAAAGTATTTTGAAACGACTGTTTGACAGATACTATATGAGGCGCTTCACGATTAGTTATGTAATCAACCTGAATGAGTGTCTCTGGCACTTCATCTGTCTTTGTTTCCCAAATTATCTTGATACCTTGAAGACCAATATCTTCTGCTTGAAAATCAATCCCGTTCAAAATAACTCGTGGAATACTAGAGTCGCTATCTATCTTAATTTCTAAATTTTGAATTGGTAGTAAATTTTTTGATAGGCTGCTCATATCTCTTTCCTTCCTATTGTTCTCCCCATTTTGCTATAATTAAAGCAGATCCTTGAGAAATTCTTCAAGTTCCTTACGCTGAGACTCAGCAACCTCTGCTCTTTCAATAGCTTGCTGAGTCATCAGTGTTTTAAGACTACTACTTAATTTTTTTCTATCGATGTAACTATTTTTAAATCCCTTATTTGCCATATCTCTTTCCTTTCTATTTTTCTCTCCTTTTTGCTATAATAAAAGCAGAAAGGAAGTGATCTAATGCCACAAATCACCAATGATAATGTCCAGATTTGGACACTCTATATCACAGTAATAATTGCAGTTATCGGTTTTGTTTTTAATACCATTTCACTCTGGCAAACAAAGAAAGCTACAGAGGATATGGCAAAGCCTTATATTAATGTTTATGTAGATGTCTATGCAGTTAAAAATCAACAACGTACCTTTGTTTTTAAAAACTTTGGCCAAACTCCAGCATATATAGATAATATTCAGATAGATGGCGAATTGGATCCATTGAATTCTGTACACCGCTTCAACTCACTTATCGGAAATATGATTGCCCCAGGACAAAAATTTACATCATCAATAGACCCAGATTATAAAGGTCGAATTACACTGACAATTACTTACTCCGATAGCAAGAAACACAAATATATAAACAAGTTTGTACTTGATGCTACATTGGCATCTGCAATGTTCTACACTGTAAACGAGAGCAATAAAAGCGATTCTCCAGCTACAGCTATCAGACAATCGACCATGGCTCTATTACGCGATCTACGATAGAACCATCTCCGAGCGATTTTACAGTTCAAACATCACGTAAGAATTCAATTTTTATCTCAACAGTTTCATCGTCAAGTGTATTGGCGATGATTTTATTTTTTGCGTCAATCGCTTCGTTCAAGTCTTTACAAGTTAATTCATAAAATACATTTACATTTGCATTCATCTCTTCCCCTCCTATTAGTGAATTTTTTTGTTCTATTTTTTGTTAGCAATTCTATCCATTGTATCTAAAGTAAGTTTTTGTATCTCTTTTCGTGCTTGCAATTCATTGTCAAAAAAATTCTCAAGCATTTCGGTCAATCTATTCGAATATCCTCGCAATAGCATTACCGTCACCAAAAATGAAGTAATAGCTGATACAATGACCACATAAAGAAAAACTTCCATCTTCCCCTCCTACTCCAGCACCTTACTGCCGACTACCAATCGTTTAACGACAACGTCCATCTCCTTAAATTCGGCATTCTCTGCACAGTAGCGGACGCTCTCGCTGATGATGTGACAAATAGATACTCCGTATTCGTTCGCCAGCTCCGTAGCGATCTCCCAGGCATCTCTGTCAATCCGTGTTACTTTTTGCGCTGCGTTGTTCATAGTATTTCCTCCTACAACATATCTTCTACCCTACACCCTAGCGCCTTAGCGATGACCACCGCCTGCGACAGCGTCACTGCTTTCAAGTCGTTCTCGATCCGTGACAAGGTCGTGTAGTCTATCAAGGTTCGCTTGGCAAGCTCACGCAAGCCCAGCTTTTGAGCCATTCTCAGCTCCCTCATTTTCGCTCCATACATTGACTTTTTCCTTTCTACTAATAGGTCTTTTCAAAACTGTTGGTACTTGTCAACAGTTTTGATAGAATTAATTCTATCGATTTTGAAAAAGTTTGACCTTCTTGACTTTTGTTTATTTTATCTCTTTTTGAGATATTTTTAACTGAAGAATAAGTCAGTTTCACTCATTCCGAATTTATTAGCAATAATTGCCATTTCATAATCCTGAAAAGGAAACTGACCTTTTTCTTTAAGTTCATACTGACGACGATTTTTTAACCCAATCAAGTCCGCCATGTATAACGTAGTAAGCTCTCTTTTTCTACGTTCTTCCCTTAATCGAATTTTAGGAAGAAGAAACTGAGAACGTATTTTCTCTTTATTTGTCAACAATAATTCTCCTCTCTTATATAAGCCAAGTAATAATGATAACTAGAATAGTTAAGGCAATCAAAGACCAAGTGATAAATTTAGCAGTTTTGTTTTGCATTTTTTCTACCTTGTGCTATAATGAAATTACACAATAGTGGTTGGGGCTTTCGCCCCTTCCACTCTCTTCCTAGAAGAGTTTTGATATAAGATTTACCAGTGCAGAGATTAGATTGATGAGGGCTATTATCAAACCGATCTTGACTTCATTGGTAAGTCTTTTCTTTTTGTGCTTTTTGTGCTTTTTCATTTAGTCCATCCTTTCTGTTGTTTTCCTTGTCTTAAGATTGCCTTTCTCAACCTTACAAGACTATTATATCTCATTTTGAGATATAAGTCAATGATTTTTTATCACTTTTTGAGATTTTTTTATTTATTTTTTTATCTCATTGTGATATATTATAGGTAGAGAAAGGAAATATTTATGAATATACTAGGTAATTCTATTAAAGAAATCAGAAAATCTAAGAAAATGACACAAAACGAATTGTCACAGTTGACTGGTTTTAAACAAAATACTATATCCAATCATGAGAACGGCAAACGACAATTAGACGAAACAGATATTAGAATTTATGCTGCTGCTCTCGAAGTTGAGCCACAACAACTATTTAGTCTTTCTAAAGTTACCACCCCTACAACGTCCCCAGATTTGCTCATACAGCAGATAACGGACAAGGTGGTACAATTAACCCCAGATAATAAAAAAATCGTCCTACGGACTTCTGAGGAGCTTCTGAAAGAGCAGAAAAACGAAAAAGAAACGAAGATAAACGAAGTATCGGAAGTTATCAGCTTGTACCAAGTTGAGGTAGTATCTGAAACGGCAGCAGCTTCTGGATTTAACTATGGATTCGGTTACGACGATACAGACAGAGAGACTATAGAGGTTGACGAGCAACCACCACGTCACGATATTGCTACCAAGGTCAGCGGAGACTCCATGCAACCTGACTACCAAGACGGAGACGTTCTCTATTTAGTAGACAAGGGACTGACTACCTACAACGGAGACCTAGCAGTTATCGCATACGGAGACCGTTCTTACTTTAAGAAGATCTATACCGAAAACGGACGCTTACGCCTCGTATCACTCAATGACAAGTACGAAGACATCATCCTAGACTTCCCACCAGCCGAAGACACACACATCAAGATTTATGCAGTTGTCGGGGTGTATAGAGGGGAATAAATGACAATACAAAATAAACAGATTTTAAAGGCTTCAAAAAACTTTGAGAAAGTTCATTCAACATTTAAAAATAATAATAAATTCCGATTTTTGCCTAATTGGCTAGAAAAAGAATCTAATCTATTCTTGTCAGAAACACAAAACACTAGCAAGAGTTACAATGTTCTGAAACGTGGTTCTTTAATCTTTGTAGATTTTGGAATCAATATTGGCTCTGAATTATCAAATAGACACTGGGCTGTTGTCCTAAATAAAAATGATTCTCCAAAATCAAGGAATCTGACGGTACTTCCAATTAGTTCAAAAGAAAAAAAGTTTTCTGTTATGATTGACGAAGTTATACAGCAAAAATCCAAAAGATTCTTATTACCTATTCTTGACAAAATTGGTTTTGATTATTTTTCGATCATTCACTATGCACTTACAGAAATTACTCCTTTTGATTTAGGGAGTGCAGAAGAAATATATCAGGAATTTTTGATTCAATACGGAGATGCTTACAATTCAGAATCAGCTAAAGAAATCTATGACAACGGTGCAGGGATGGAAAAAGTGGAAAACACTAATAGAAAATTAAAAGATCTTGTTAACCATTATCAACGATTTAATAAAATTTCCTACGCAAAATGTGATCAGATAAAAACGATTAGTAAAGACAGAATTATTTACATAAACGAACTGGATCCTTGCGGAAAAATCAAGGTTAGTGACGAAACTTTAGATAGAATTGACGAAAAATTAAAAGAATTGTACTTAAAAAATTGACATTTATAAAAGTTTACTCTATAATTAGGTTACTTAGAGGTTTACCCTCATATTTTTAAACTTTGAGCCTTTGCGCTCCAGGGAAGTAGCTTAATTGTTACTTCCCTTTTTTGAGTTATAAATACTTGAAATAAACAAAAGCACCCCCATATTCGCCAATAGCAACCTCATCCTATAGGTCTATTGTGCGAAATTGATATTTTTTGAAAATTATATTACAATACAGCTATCAGGAGTTTAGCTCCATAAAGTTTAGGTTTGGATTTTAGATCCATAACGTGATGGTAGCCGTATTTGATACGACTACTTTTCTTTTTATCTAGCAACTGTTTCCATTTTGGAAACAACTCAAAAAATCCCCACACTCTCCATCGCCAAACTTTGAGTGTGAGGATTCAACTTTCCACCTAGCAAGCAATGGAAAGGATGATAAAAAAATACAACTATAGTTTATCATAAGTTCTACACCTTTTCAACTATGCGGGCAAGCAATCGAAAAGAAAGGACTTTTTATGATAAAAAAATACCTTACAAAAAAAGGAGAGACTAGATATCTCTTTCAAACATATCTGGGTATAGACCCTGCTACTGGAAAAGAAAAGCGTACAACACGCCGTGGTTTTAAAACCATTAAAGAAGCTAAAGCAGCCGAACGTGACCTTCTCTTAGATGTTGAAGAGAACGGTTTTTCAAACAACGAAGATTTCCAGAACCCTACTTTCGCTGAAGTCGCTGAGTTATGGCTTGATAGCTATAAAAGTACTGTAAAACCAACAACCTATCAGAACGTTAAGAAAAAACTTCGTATTATAATTGACTCATATTTTACAGATATGAAAATTCAGCAGATCAGTGTAGCTTATTGTCAAAAGGTTGCTATCCAGTTAAGTAATCGCTATATCCTATATGCCAATTACTACTCTGTAATCAGCCGTATTTTCAAGTATGCCGTTTCTCTTGACATCATTAAGTTAAATCCCTTGGACAAGATTATCAAGCCTAAAAATAGACCCTTAAAGGGCAAAGAGAACCACTATACAAAACAGGAACTAACGGAGTTTCTTAAAGTTTACAAAGTAAATTGTAAGCCAGTAGACTACACCTTTTTTCACTTGCTCGCTTTTTCTGGATTGAGAACTGGAGAAGCAATTGGCCTCATGTGGTCAGATGTTGACTTTGAAAATAAGTTGTTAAGCATTTCTCGAACAGCTGTCGTTGTTAATAAAAAACAAACTGTTCAGGACCCTAAAACTAAAATGAGTAAGAGAGTGATCACCTTGGATGACACTACTCTGAACGTTTTGAAAATCTGGAAACGTCAGCAAATAAAAGAATATTTTCGGGCTAGTGTGCCTTACAAACATAATTCGAATTATATCTTTACGAATAGTTTCGGAGGATGGATTTCACCTTCAGCTGTGAAAGAGAGACTTAGAAGATTCTTTTGTGAACATAAAGATGTCAAAAAAATCACTCCTCACGGTTTCAGGCACACACACGCTTCTCTCCTCTTTGAAGCTGGTATTACAGCCAAAATTATTTCGGACAGATTAGGTCACAACAATGTTCAAACAACCCTTGATATGTATACCCACATCAATGATAATCAACGTTTTGAAGTCGTTGATCAGCTCATGGATTTCATTCGCTCCAGCTAA